CTAGCAACTTTGAGTTAACTTCTCTTGTATCAACTAGTTTATTAAGATTTTTCCAGAAAGTAGGATGAACTCGTGTACCGTTTTGCGCAGACGTTACAACCATTATGTATTCGTCATGTTCAGTAAATGTTTTATAATCGCTACTAAGATCATTAAGCTTCCGCTTCATGTCTGTTATTTCTTTTTCTTCTTTTTCTTCTTCTTCTCCTTCTACCTTTGCGACTGGTGTTAATACTTTCTTGCGCAGAGTCTCAAGAGTGCGTCTGTAAGTGTTGAAGTTAAACCCAATACTCTCTGCAGCTTCTTTGGTCACACCTCTAGATCTTACTGCTTTGAGTACTGACTGTTGCTTCTTAGTTAAAGATAATTGGTCGAGTGCTTCATCTTCATAATTAAATCTAATCATGTGTCTCACCCCATATAATGAAGTCAGAAAAAATTAAACCGTAAGTATAACAAAGTATCTGTACTCTTAGGATACTCGGAACTTGCTTGTCGTTTATCCACTGGGATACAGTTACTTCAGATACCTTCATCTCTTTCGCTATATCTTCGTTGGTGACACCTTTCTGTGCCTTAAGCGTTTTGATTGCTTTGCCTAGATCGAAATGGTATTTGGTCATGTTTAACCTCTATTTGTTGTTTGGTTCTATAACAATTTAGTCTTGATTAATAGTTAAGTCAAATTTAATTTACATTTGACACTGATAAGATCGTGTACGATGATTACAGAGAACTAATTAACGAGGTAACGAACATGTTCTTCTTATACTTATATCTAGGTCTTTCAGTAATCGCGACGACAGTCGGCGTGATAAGAGAGATTGAGAAATACAATCATTGCCGACCTGATTTGCCTGATTTGCCTGATTTGCCTGATTTGTTTTGCGGCGTCGCGATTGATATACTTTTCGGCCCATTCATAATAGTGTTAGCACTTGTTCAATGTGTGAGAGGTAAGTAATTATGATTCTAATTCACATATTCACCTTAATAATGATGACGGCTGCAGGGTCTTTTCTTTGCTACATCTTTGTGACCGACATAATAGATATGTTCGGGGGAGGTGATTGTAAGTACAAACGTGTAGATATTCTCTGCGTAGTGTTGTTCTTTGTTATAAGAATATCCACGGCGATGGTATGGCTGTAATTGAGAGGTAAGTAATTATGTCTAAACGTGAAGATAGTTTATGCGTAGTGTTGTTCTTTGTTCTAATAATATTCACGGTGATGGTATGGCTGCAATAGATTTGAAATTGAAATGTGCATTTGACTGGAATGTTCCGATCACCGATGTAACGATCGTGTCTGCGGAACTGAAAGAAAATTCAACGATAGTAACATTTGCAGTCAAAGGCAAAGCAACTGAAGATATGCATTTCCATGACGCCATATTCATACATAAAACCGAGCAATAAAAAAAAGCGGCTGTTATGCCGCTTCCTCTTAGGTGAGTACATAAGTACACATTAGTGGTCATTAAGTGCTTTAAAGTGTAAGGTTCTACACATTAATATGTAAGCTAACCGCGTCAGCTATGTCAGCCAGGTACTTACCAATCGTTGTGTTCTCTATACACACAGTTTTAACACCGTCAACGTTAACGTAGTCACGACTGTCTCCTTCAAAAGTGCAGCCTTCTCTCTCGATATGAACAATCAGTATGTTTTCGATACCTACTTTGTCAGCGATAGGTTGTATCTCATCGAGGAAACCCCCATCACTAAAGAACACTACCCCCTCAGGCAGATTAGCCTCTGCTAACTTACCGAATACATCATCACCGAACGTAGGTTTGATTATGTTTTCGGATACATGAATAATGACTTCACGCTTAGACCTGTATTCCCCATTTATCTGATACATGGGTAGGTCTTTAACCCAAGTACAATCATACTCTGCACTAGTCACATCATCACACTTACAATCATAGTGATGTAAGAACTCCTCAACGGATATAGATAAGAGATCAGCAGTGAGTTTAATCAAAGGTGTTTTCATCGATGCATGTGTACCATTGAAGAGTTCACAACAGAACTCAGTAGCTAAGTCTTTACCTGACCGTGGGGGACCATTGAATATTACCACCTTATGAGTCGGGTCTGTCTCCGGTAGGTCCTTGGAATCTAGCTGTATCTGCTTAGCATCTGCATTAGATTTTACACGGCCCATCATCTCCTCCTTCGCAGGGGTAGGTGTACTATGTACACTACTTGTTATAGTTTCATAACCAATACCTGGTATGAGCATTACTTGCACCACTTCAATATGAGGGTAATGGGTTCGGATATAGTCACAAACCTCCTGATTATCATCTACCCATTTTACTACTTTATATTCATTTCTACTTAACCAATCTTTCTTGTATTGCACAGGGTGTCTATTATCTCCTGTCTCACGCTCTACTAATACGTGCGGGAACTCTATGTCATTAACAGCTAACCAGCTAAGCGTACCATGTGATGAGTTAGTGACAATGTATACCTCATTATCGATAATCGCCGTGTCTTCTAAATCTTCATGATACATATCTACTACAGAGTCGATAGTAGTACCCTTAGTGTTAACACAATGCTGCCAGTCGCTCCAGTTCTCTTGCTTACTCTTATCATCTGGTATGCAGTCTGTAGCACAGCTAGTATCTCTCAGTGTGTCATCTAAATCATATACAATAATACCCATGTTCGTCACCTTACTATAGTTAATTGTTGTTCGCCGCGAGCGTCACACATTTGTCTTTCATACTCTTGACGTATTTCGGCATCAGACATACCGTCGTACTTTTCTTCATTGCGAATTATCCAAAGTCGATAGTCTGGCAATCGTATTTGTGTAAAACCTCCTATCTCTCTCAGTAGCATGCCAATTTTTTTATCTGTGAAGTATTTCGGATCGCACACCATGTCACCTGGTGTCATTAAACCGGATCTCAACGTCTCCCCCATGTCACTCGTGGTGAGCATGTCGCATCTAAATGAACCGTGCTGCTTAGCAATGAACGTTTCCAATGTCAACTGCATCGGTGACTTAGAAGCTTCTTGTATGTCACGTAGGAAGTCGGTCATGGGTGGAGCTTGGTCAGGATTGAAGTTCGACAGATCGACATCATTCAAAAAGTAATGCACAACTGCTTTCCAGCCGTCACTCTTCATCCAGTCCCACCTGTCTTTCCAATATTCTAGCCACTCAGTCTGCATGTTACAGTCTCGATCTCGGGGGTTCATGTCAGACCAGATAGCAAAAAACCTACGACTAGGACCATTCAACCTGAGAGGCATGACGCTATTAGTTGTCATCGTAGCGTTGACTATGTTGCGTACTTTGATCGGGCGAACACCCTTCGGGTTAGCACGTAGTCTTTCCGGCGGCGCGGCAGCTAACGGCTTCAGTTTATTACTGATCGCTTTTGCGTCGTTATGGTCACCCAGTTCTGCTTCATTGACGTGTAAGTATTTTGTAGCAAGTAAGTAGTCGTTGAACTGACCTTTTAGCTCTTCGCCTTCGATTGTCGTGGAGTTCTGACCCATAGCACGAATCAATGGGTACAACAGATAATCTTTACCGCAGCCCTCACCACTGCCAAGCAACAACATATGGTTGATTTTACGCTCAGGATATTTCAGTGTGTACGCCATCCATTTTTCTATGTGGTCTCTGTGCTCAGTCCATCCGAGTTTGTCGAAGTGCCCTAGCCACCTTGATACATCCCCAGGTTCACCCTTGGACTGTGAAGACTCTGCCCATGTGTTACCGTAAACAGTACCATCTTCCGTAAATATTTTTGGTTGTTTCGGTGCGTAATCAAGTTTGTCAACTTTCTTCACTCGACCATCTTGCAGTGCAATCTTTCTCGCTTCAGCATCTTCATGACTGTAACTGTTTTGGAAAGCTTCAGTACTAAAAAATATCTGTGACTCGTTATCATAGAATTGGTTAAGCTCTTTGACGTAAACAACTTTGTCGTAAAACTCAGACTTACTAACTCTGTCACCATACCATGCGCGGCGAAGGTCAACTAATATATCTTTGAAGTCTGCTTTGCTCCATCGCATTACGTCAACTATCACGTCATGCCAGTGTCGCTGCTCTATTTTCGGTAAGTCGTCCACCATCTGCAAAACGTCAGATGCCATGTTACGCTGCTCTGTTGTACCAGGTAGTTGCCTACGCAGTTCATCACAATACAGTTGCAATGCGTCAAGTTCCACTATCTCTCTCTTGACTTCGGGCTCTACCGTATTTAGAAACGACGGTTCGGGCTCTACCATATTTAGAAACGACGGTTCGGGCTGTTGTTGTTGTTGTGCAGAAGGTGTGCTGGACAAGAAAGACGGGGTTGCAATGTTACTGAGTTCCCGCATGACCTGCCAGTTCTTGAGCTTAGAACTGAAACCGGTAGACTGACCCTCGATAAATCTAAGTAAGTCTTTTCCGGTGCGTTCTTGACAGTTTCCGTGGTGACACTTAAAGCCGATCGACCCGTCTGCATTAGTGAAGACTGCGCTTCCTGAATCATCTTGTCCAGTGTGATCGTTGACCCAAGGACATGTAATATCGAATCGTCCATCGCTGCGTATCTCTTTGATGTGTACTATTTCAGGTATGTTAATTAGCGGGTGATCAGATACAGATGCTGCACCATCGACCCTAGCTTCTCTTCTTACCGCGTCTAAGTCAACGCAGAAGGGTAATGCAAGTTCTTGTATTGTCACTCGACGTGTAGGTTCCCACGTAGACATGCGACACTTGAAAGGTTGACCGTTCACTAGCTTACTCGACTTGCTATTGACACCATCTGGTAGACGAACGTAACGAGTAACGCCTTTCATGCCGGGGTCTCTGCCGTCCGGCGCTAGACCATTAGCTACAAGACCATCTAGTAAGTTCTCAACTATTGCT